AGCTATGCAAGAGGCAAGTATTAAGATTGCACAAGCTAAGAGCTTTAAGTTACCCCCTTTACAAGAAGATGATAATGATGTACAAAGTCATCAAGAACAGTATCGACAACCCGCGGCAACTCAGCCGGACCCACGAGCCCAATCATGGCGTGACAAAAATGATTGGTTTGGTGCAGACGAAGAGATGACCGCTGCAGCGTTAGGTTTACATGAAAAACTTAAGCGTAATGGTGTCGTTGTTGGTTCTGATGATTACTATTCTACGTTGGACAAAACAATGCGGAAGAGATTTTCTGAGTATTTTGAGGATTCTGAACCAGAGGATTCAAAAAGCAAAGTGGAAAGTGCTCCTACAAAATTGAGTACTGTTGTTGCTCCAGCTACGCGTAGTACGTCTTCAAACAAGATTAAGCTAACGCAAAGGCAAGCTGCCCTAGCTAAAAAGATAGGCATCACTAACGAGCAATACGCAATTGCAATGAGAAAACTGGAGGCATAATATGACCGATACAAGAATCACTCGTAATATAGATACTCGCGCAGTAACAGAACGTCCTAAACAGTGGCAGCAACCCGAACTATTGCCAGAGCCCGATAAGCAAGAAGGTTATTCTTATCGCTGGATTCGAGTCGCTACGTTAAACGCTGCGGACCCACGCAACTTATCTGCCAAGCTCAGAGAAGGATGGGAAGCCGTTAAGCTGTCAGAACAACCACAGTTAGCAGTATTGGCCGACCCCGATAGTCGTTACAAAGACAACATCGAAATCGGCGGATTATTACTATGCAAGACTCCAACTGAGTTTGTACAACAACGAAATGAACATTTCGACAACTTGTCCAAATCGCAAAGTGAGTCTGTAGATAATAACATAATGCGTCAAAGCGATGCCCGTATGCCTATGTTCTCTGAGCGTAAGTCAACGACATCATTTGGCAAAGGTAATTAATTTAATTTTATTAGGAGTAATCTATGGCTTATCCAACCGTATCCGCTCCCTATGGCTTTAAACCGATTAACCGTTTAGATGGCTTACCATACGCAGGTGCTGTTCGTCAGTACCCTGTAACATCAGGTCAAGCAATCTACAATGGTCAACCAGTTGTATTAGTTATAGGTGGCACAGTATCAGGTGATTCAGATTTAACAGCAGGTAACATTCTTGGCGTTGCAGTAGGTGTTCAATACACAAACTCATCAGGCCAAACAGTACAAGCACAATACGCACCAGCTTCAGGCGTAACTAACGTTATCGCTTATGTAGTTGATGACCCATTTGCTTTGTACCAAGTAGCAATCACAGGTAACAACTCAACCATTACAGCTGCAGGCAAAAACATCGTCGGCACAAACGTAACAGGTATCGTTGGTACTCCTGATGCAAACACTGGTAACGCAACTTCATCTATCTATGGTGGTTCAGCTGCTGTAACAGCAACTTTCCCATTCCGCGTAGTAAGCGTAGTTCCAGCATCAGCGACAGGTGCAGATGCATTCGTAGAGTGCATTGTTAAACTTAACTTGTCACAACTTCTATCAACCACTGGCTTAGCTGCCGCTTAATTAAGGAGATAATATATGGCTATTTCACGCGCACAGCTCCTTAAAGAGCTATTACCAGGTCTTAATGCATTATTCGGTTTAGAATATGCACGATATGGTGAAGAACACCAAGAAATCTACGAAACAGAGACTTCTGAGCGTTCATTCGAAGAAGAAACAAAATTGTCTGGCTTCTCAGCTGCACCTGTTAAAAACGAGGGCTCTGCCATCGCTTACGACAATGCTCAAGAAGCATGGACTGCTCGATACAACCACGAAACAATCGCTTATGGCTTCAGCTTAACTGAAGAAGCTATCGAAGATAACTTGTATGACTCATTGTCTGCTCGTTATACTAAAGCATTGGCTCGTGCTATGGCTTACACGAAACAAGTGAAAGCCGCCGCTGTATTGAATAATGGCTTTACCGCTGGTTATAACGGTGGTGACGGCACTACATTATTCTCAACTACACACAACTTAGTGTCTGGTGGTAGCAATAGCAACCGTCCTACAGTTGCAGCTGACTTGAACGAAACTTCATTGGAAAATGCAGTTATTCAAATCGCAGCTTGGACTGACGAACGTGGTCTATTGATTGCAGCTAAACCTAAAAAACTTATCGTTCCACCAGCATTGCAATTCGTTGCAACTCGCTTGTTGGAAACTAAGTTACGTGTAGGTACTGCAGACAATGACATCAACGCCATTGAAAACAACGGTTCAATCCCAGAAGGTTATACAATTAACCACTTCTTGACCGACAACAATGCTTGGTTCTTGACTACAGACGTGCCAAACGGTATGAAACACTTTGTTCGTACTCCATTGCAAAATAGCATGGACGGTGATTTCGACACTGGTAACGTACGTTACAAATCTCGTGAGCGTTATAGCTTCGGTTATTCTGACCCACTAGGTATGTACGGTTCTCCAGGCGCTTAATTAGGCTTGGTAATAAAAGGCTCACTTCGGTGGGCCTTTTTTAATGGTTTTCCGTATTGCATCGTGTTTATAAAAGAGCAGAATGTGTACATGTACACATCGATGTGTACACTCAATCGACTTAAGGAGATATACCATGTGGACAACACCAGCAGCTACAGAAATGCGTTTCGGTTTTGAAGTAACTATGTACGTAATGAACAAGTAGTACTAGCCCCTTCGGGGGTTTTTTGTTACATGTAACACTACTTTTCTGTAAGCTGACCTGCTTTTAATTGACGTTCTTCGTGGTGGTGTTTGCGGTGGCAGTTGGCGCATAGGACTATGCATTTGGCTTCTATCTCTTCACGGGCTATTTTATAAGCTCCGTTCTGTACTAATTCACTTATCTTTCTGTTGGCTGGGCCGGGTACTACGTGGTGGAAGTCTAATGCTGATGGGTGGTTTTCACCACAGTTGGCGCAAGCAAGCGTGCCTTTATAAGCTTCCCATTGAATGCGTTTCTTTATCTTACCTAGTCGAACACGCTCAATCTGGGCGGGCTTGTTGCCTTCATAATGTTTCTTCGAATATAACTTTGCTTTTGCCTTGCGAACTGCGGGGTCTTTGTACGGCATAGTTACCCTAATAAAACATTGACATACGAACAATAACATAGTATAAATCAGTTATCAACCGGGAAAAATCCGGCCTACTAGACTGTCCCGGCAGACGCATATAAGACTATTAGGCTTTACTCTATATGGAGACATTCAAATGGCTTATACCACCTTTAGCGGTCCAGTTCGTTCATTAGCAGGCTTTGCAGAACCAGTAGTTTATATAAAAGCAACCGATGTAGTTGGCGGTGCAGTTAATATTCCAGCAGGCGGCAACATCGTTATTCTTTCTGCAGCAGACGGCGGCCCAGCTTCAACATGTACATTAGTGCTTCCAGAAGTAACTAGCGGCGAATTTACTTTGTCTGAGCAACCAGCTCAAGCAATCTACAACGGCATTAAAGGTTCTATTTTGAACTACGATGCTTCTATCACCCACGTTTTAGGTGGTTACGGTACTAACGATTCAACATCTACAGCTGGCCAAAAAGTTAACGGCTCTACAGCTGGTGTGGTAATCCCTGCAGGTTACGGAGTTCAATTTGGCGGCAACGGTAATCAAAACGCACCTTGGGCTGCTACTAACTCTGTGCTATCAACAGCCAATACATTCTAATTAATCTTGGGGCTTTGGCCCCGCTTATAATCTAAGGAGATTAATTATGGGTATGCAAACCGATGTTCTGCTAACGCAACCGCTAGGGGCTACAGCGGGTAACACATTTAAAACTCAATCCGGCGCAGTGCTTGGTCGTTGTCGCATTAAGGCTATTTATGGTACTTCTGCAGCCGCAGCGGGTACGGTAGTTTTATACGATGGCTCAAGCGACGCAGGTTCGCCTATTGGTACTATTAGCACACCAACCGCTGCAAATGGCGGGACATACTACTTATTAATGCCAGGTGAAGGCATCCTAGTTGAGACAGGTGTATTTGCTGTTATCACTAATGTTGACTCAGCGTTGCTTATATATGGCTAAGAAGACCCCATCCCTAGCAGTAGGTAGAGGCGAGAAGCTCCCTGTGTCGAAAGGCGCAGGTCTTACCGCTAAAGGTCGTGCTAAATACAATGCGGCTACTGGCTCAAACTTAAAAGCTCCTCAACCAGAGGGTGGCCCACGTAAGAAATCGTTCTGTGCCCGTATGTCAGGTATGCCCGGTCCGATGAAAGACGAAAACGGTAAGCCTACTCGTAAAGCAGCTTCATTAAAAAGGTGGAAATGCTAATGAGTGTTGAACGGGAACTCGCGGTACATGAGACTGAGATTAAACATCTACAAGCTGATATGGATAAATTGGTCCAAGACATGGAGTCAATTAAAGCTACGCTTAACGATATCAATGCAACACTTGCGGAAGCTCGCGGCGGTTGGAAAGTCTTGATGATGGTTGGCGGTGCCGGCGGCGCCTTAGGTGCTGTTGTTACTCAATTCGCACATAAATTATTTGGATAGGAAACTAAAATGGCCTTTACACTAAAGAAACAAACTAAAGTAACGGAAGCCGCAGAAGAAGTAGCGGTAGAAGAAGTAGTAGCTAAAGAAGTTAAAGAAACCCCAGCCCCAGCAAAAGTACCTGATGGCGGCACAAGTTGGTTCACGGCAAAATAGAATGCCAAGCACTAGCAAAAAACAACGTAATTTCATGGCGGCCGCTGCACACAATCCAGCCTTCGCTAAAAAAGTAGGTATACCTACCAAGGTTGCCAAAGAGTTTAATCAAGCCGATAAAGGCAAAAAATTTGTAGGAGGCGGTATGGCTAAAGAAGATATGAAAATGGATATGGCACAAGACAAAAAGATGGCTAAGAAAGCTATCGGTATGCACGATAAACAAATGCATGGCGGTAAGAAAACTGACCTAGCAGCTCTTAAAAAAGGTGGTTGCGCTAAGATGGCTAAAGGCGGCTCTGCTTCATCACGTGCTGATGGCTGTGCAACTAAAGGTAAAACTAAAGGGAAGATAATATAATGGCCGACGATAAAGTAAAACCAGTGGTGGTAAAACCAATAAAGCCGGAAACAACGGACGAAGATTTCATGCCGCCTGATATTAAAGATAAACTACAAGACATGAAAAACCAAAAAGCGGCGGAGCAATACCAAAAGACAAAGAAATATGCTAAGGGTGGTTCAGCTTCTTCACGTGCAGACGGTTGCGCTCAGCGCGGTAAAACCCGCGGTAAGATGGTGTAAACATGAGACCGTCTCGTGGTATGGGGGCAGTAGCCCCTTCTAAAATGCCTAAGGCAAAAACCATTGTACGTAAGGACAAGCCTCAGTTTGTCAAAGAGTATAAAAAAGGCGGTCAAATAAAGATGCTTGCTGAAGGCGGTGAGTCTAAGGTAAACGAAGCCAACAACTATACTCAGCCTGGCAAACGTAAAGCATTGTTTAATAGCATCAAAAACTCAGCTGTACAGGGTACTGGTGCAGGTCAATGGTCAGCTCGCAAGGCACAGTTATTAGCCAAGCGCTATAAAGAGTCAGGTGGCGGTTATAAGTGAGTGCGTTAGCTAAAAGCCAGAAGTCGCTTAAGTCTTGGACTGAACAGAAATGGACAACCAAGTCCGGTAAGAAATCATCTGATACAGGTGAGCGATACTTGCCTGAGAAAGCGATTAAAGCCCTGACCCCTGCAGAGTATGCAGCGACAACCAAAGCAAAACGGGAAGGTAAGGCAAAGGGTAAGCAGTTCGTAGCCCAGCCTACCAAGATTAAAAGCAAGGTTAAGCCATATAGGAAGATAACATAATGCATCTGTTCAGTGTTGGAATGATTTGCGGATTTGCAATAGGTGTCCAATACGAGCTGATTGAGAACGACAATTATGTTATTATAAGTTTAGGCATAATTGACATAGTAATTATTTGGTAAAAACATATGGCAACCACTGGTGTATCATCATTCAATTTAGACTTAAATGACCTCATAGAGGAAAGTTTTGAGCGTTGTGGTAAAGAGCTTCGTACTGGTTACGACTTCCGCACCGCCCGTCGTAGCATTAACTTGATGACTATCGAGTGGGCTAACCGCGGCATCAACCTATGGACTATTGAGCAGGGTCAAATCCCAATCAACATAAACGGCGGTCAGATTAGCTACCCGTTGCCTATTGACACTATTGACTTACTTGACACGGTCATTCGTACTGGCTCAGCACAAAACCAAACCGATATCAACATCAACCGCATATCCGAGTCTACATACAGCACGATACCAAACAAGAATGCCACAGGCCGCCCTATCCAAGTATGGATAGACCGTCAGTCAGGTAACATAAATACGTCTGCTACAACTACACTGTCAGCCGCTATATCGGCAACAGACACAACCATTAACGTAGTAAATGCGGATAACTTAGCATCGCAAGGGTACATTAATATTGATTCAGAAACTATCCTGTATCAGAACGTGAGCGGCAACCAATTACTAAATTGCTACCGTGCGCAGAACGGTACTACTGCAGCATCGCATATAAGCGGTTCAAGCATAACGGTTACTAGACTACCTAACGTGAATATCTGGCCTACAGGCGTTTCAGGTACACAGTACACATTGATTTACTACCGCTTACGTCGTCTAAACAATGCAGGCGACGGTGTTAACACACAGGACATTCCATTTCGCTTTATACCGTGTATGGTGGCTGGCTTAGCTTATTACTTGTCTATCAAACTTGAAGGGGTCCCATTAGACCGTATCATGGGTTTAAAAGCCGATTACGCTGAGCAGTTCCAGTTAGCCGCGGATGAAGATAGGGAAAAGAGCCCCATAAGATTTGTACCACGCAACATGAGCTATACGAGGTAAGACATGCCTACTAAGTATGCTAGTGGTAAGAATGCGATTGCCGAGTGCGATAGATGCGGTGAGCGGTACAAGCTAAAAGAATTAAAAAGACTGGTCATCAAGACGAAAACAGTGAACATACTAGTTTGTCCTGAGTGCTGGGACCCTGACCAACCACAGCTTCATTTGGGTATGTATCCAGTGAATGACCCGCAAGCAATCAGAGACCCACGTCCTGATACAAGTTACTTTGCAGCGGGGCTTGATGCAGATGGGTCAGTGTCAGGGGGTAGTCGTATATTCCAGTGGGGATGGAACCCTGTTGGAGGTGCAAGTAGTTTCGATACACTCCTTACACCAAATGATTTGATTGCAGTTGGACAAGTAGGTATAGTGACGGTAACAACAACTTAAAGGAGTTTTAAAATGGCTTATAAATCAGGTGCCGATGGCATAGCAAAAAAAGGTAAGACTGAAGGCAAGAACTTAGGTAACTCAGGTCCTACCGTTGGTAAACAATCAGGCGGTAAAAAATCAAGCGGCGTTACAACTGAATCAATGAAAGCACTTGGTCGTGGTTTAGCTCGCGTTAAAAATCAAGGATAATATCATGGCTAAAAATGATTTCGTAAAAGCAACACCAGCAGATTCCTACCCATTAGGTCATGCTAGTGAGAACAAAGATGCTAGCGCATACACTGGCTTTAAGTACCCATCAGGCGGTGGTAGCGATATCGGTGTATACAAACAACCAATGAGCAATACTAACTCTGCAGACATCGCATTTAAACCAAACCCAAATACGCTTCGCGGCGTAGATGTAGGCCCTACAACAGTAGCTATGAATGTAAGCGTTGGCGATAGCGGTGCAAATCGTGTCAACGCTCGTGGCGTTGGTGAAATGCGTGGGTATGGCGCTGCAACTAAAGGCCGTAAAATTAGCGGAAAGATGGGATAAGGTAGGTTAATGAACTACGTTGAACTCAATCAGGCAATTCAAAACTACAGTGAGAATACTGAATCACTGTTTGTTTCAAACATACCTATGTTTATTAAGGAGGCTGAGTCACGTATATACAACTCAGTGCAACTGCCTTCTTTGCGCAAAAACGTAGTTGGCACATTGACGACAAACAATAAATATTTGTCTTGCCCTGAAGATTGGTTATCTACATATTCTATAGCAGTTATTAACGCCGATGGTTCATATACATACCTTCTAAATAAAGACGTTAACTTTATACGTGAATCATACCCAACGCCAAATAGCACAGGCACTCCTAAGTATTACGCTTTGTTTGGCCCTAACAGCGGCAACTTAAACGAGCTTACATTTATCTTAGGACCAACTCCTGATACAAGCTACCCAGTGGAACTGCATTACTTCTACTACCCTGTATCTATTGTTCAAGGCGTTATTAGTTCAATTAGCTCTGTAACCTCCGG